CAAGAGCAAGGATTTTTGAGCCGATATACTCATGTGACGTATGGTCTTGGTTTCATCATCACTCGTGAGATGTACGAAGACGGTATTGCGGTGACTGTTGCATTGAGACGTGCATCTGCATTGGCATTTTCCATTCGTCAGACCAAAGAAATGATTGGAGCAAATGTACTTAATCGTGCGTTCAACTCTGCCTATACTATGGGAACTAACTCAGATGGCAAGGAGCTTTGTGCTACTGATCATCCGAATAAGTCTGGTGGTACTTGGCGGAATGAACTTGCAACTGCATCTGATCTGAATGAAGCAGCTCTCGAACAGGCATGTATCGATATTGGGGCTTTCAAAACTGATCGTGGTCTTACCATCGCGATTATGCCACAAAAGTTAATCATTCCAACTGTGCTTGAGTTTGATGCATTTCGTATTCTTGAATCTATTGGGCAGTCTGGATCTGCGAATAATGATATCAATGCAATTCGTGCTTCTAAGAAATTCCCACAGGGTGTTTGTGTAAATCATTATCTTACTGATACTGATGCTTGGTTTATTAAGACCAATTGTCCTGACGGCCTAAAGTATATGGAACGTCGAGCTGATGCATTCGGTACTGAGAATGATTTCGATACTGAGAACGCCAAGTTCAAAGCTACGTTTCGAGGAAGTTTTGGTTGGTCTGATCCTCGGGCAATTTTCGGAAGTCCTGGTGCTGCGTAATCGGTGTTCATTGTTGAACATCAAATTTAGTTAGTTTAATACTGGCGTTGGAAGGTGCCAATCTTCCAACGCTGCTCTTAAAAGGAGTGGTAAAATGGCGAATTATAGTTTTGGTAGTGGGATGCCTACTTGGAATGGAGTATCAAGATTTGCCATAATATAACTCCATTAATTTTAACTTATTGAAACTGTTCCAAATGATTCAACAGAAGCATCTGGTTTTGAATTTCGTTTTATTTCATTTTCAACTTTAGTAATCTTTGCTTGACTTGCAGCTCTATCCTCGTTGTAAATCTCTTCAGGAATTTCCATCAATATTGCTCGTTGACCACCACCTACATGAGGATTAGATAAACTGCCTAATGTGCTTGCTCGGCCAATTTTATCATCCCCAACAGGTAAGTTCTCATCAACAGCATTCCATCCAGCATCTTTAAAACTCTGAATCCTATCACCCTTATCATTAACAAACCGGCGCACGAATCCGGCCTTCTTCGGTGCAGTTAAAATATTCCGAGTACCTAACGGAATCCGCTTACGTGGTTGCTCACCAGTTACATTCTTAGTCATTTCTTTTGCTTGCTCAATCATTCTAATCACCTATTTTATTCTTGCATTTTAGCAACGTCATTAATATATTGTTCTTCAGTCATAATTTTCATTTTAACAAATTGATTCATAATCTGCAATTGATCAGCAGTCAAATCAGTTTTATTAAAAGAAGAATTGTTTCCTTTTGCAGAAGATCCTTCAACAGGACTGGTTGGCCCAACCGGAGTTTTAACCTTATTAACTGGCTTAACATCAGCAGATTTTGTTTCAAACTTTTCAGGAAAAACTTCTTGAACTTTTGTCCTAACTATTGCATAAATCCGTTCAAGTGGAGCACCAACATATTGCTGAGCTACAGTATCAGCAAACGCTGCCATAGAATCATCTTTCAAATACCAGTCGTTACTTTGAATCCATTCTTCATAAACAGGATTAACAACCTTATTAGTATTTTGCTTATCACTAATTTTTGGAGTATTAATATCTTTTTGAATATCATCAATTTGCTTATCAAGCAATTCGACTTTATCCACATCTGCAAGTTCAATCGCAGATCGACGTTCTTTCTTAAGTGCAGCTATTTCAGATTCAAGTTTTTTAACTTCAGTTCTATAAACACTTTCGTTGTGTTTCTTAAGAGCTTCAACAGAACCATTAAGAGCTTGAAGCTGCTCTTTGAGATCCTTATTGTGTTGGTTCATTGATTTTTGAATATCTTTTGACCGTAAGATATAAGTAGCTGCATCAACAGAATCTTCACCAGTATGATCTTCACGCCAACCGAGTTGCTTTGCTAATTCTTTGACACCTGGAAGTTCATTTCCTTTAGAAACATCAGTAGGTTTCTCAGAAGGTTCAGCTTTCTCTTCAGTTTTAACCTCATCTTTAGTTGGAACAACTACATCTTCTTTTTGCTCTCCAGCAGTTTCTTCTACTGTACCTGCAATAATATCTTCAATAAATTCTTCTGCCATCATAACACCTATTTAAAAAAGTAATTTTGCCAAAATATCATTATCATTAATCAATACATAAGATTCATTATCCTTGCCAGTCATAGAAACTCCAGCATATCTTGCATAACTAACCTTATCACCAATTTTAGCCCAAGGTTTACCATCATCAAGATCTTTCCATGCTCCACGACCAATACCTACTAAAGTTCCAACTGTTGCAGCTTGCTGTTCTTTATCTTGTGCTGTTTTAGGTAAGTAAATTCCACCAGCGGTTTTTTCTTCAACTTTAACAGGAAGCACAAGTAAATGCCCACCAGTAGGAACAATTCCTGATTGATTAAGATATTCTACAGCTTTGTTATGTTCTTCAATACCAAAACCTTCAAGATTAATATCTTCGCTCATAATATTACCCTTTTAAATAAATGTTAATTACTTAATAACCACTCTGAAAATCTATATTATCAGTATCTTCCTTATCATCTTTATATGATATATTTAAAAGCTGATCAATACCTCTAATTTGTCCAACAACTCTATTTGTAACTCCATAAAAATATTCTGCATCGTAATCAAGAAAACTTCCATCAGTTAATTGATCTGTAAGGGCATTTTTAACTTGTTTAAGTTCTTCAAAAATCTCTTTTGTAACTGGATGTGTTTTCCATTCTTGGAATTGCTCTGCTGTAATCATTTTAAACTCCTAATTTATTCAATCTCTGCTAATGTTTTCTTCTTCTTAGTTAGTGCATCTTGCACGTTGCCTACATAAAATTCATTCTTCTTCGGTTCGACTGGGTCAGGTACCACTGGAGCTGCTGGCATATCAGGTTTGTTATTCATTCCTAGAGAATCTAAGAAAGAAAACTTTTTCTTTTTCCCATTAACATCTTCCATTATTTTGACTCTCCTTGATTATTGCTTTCCATACCATACTCACGCTTCACAGTAGATTCTTTCAACCCAGATGGGGCCTTTCCAAGACTTTGAGCACTCCTACCAAGTTCAAGTTGCCCCGTGATTTGCTTATCTTGCAAAGCTAATTTAGCTTGATCATTATCTATCGCTGCCACATCTTTAGCAGCCTTGATTTGAGCACCTGGAATTTCAGATCTTACTTTTTCAGCTTCAGCTACTAACTTATCAATTTTAGCCTTAAGCTCTTGAAGTTCAAGACGCATTTTCTGCATAGCCAACTGAGCTTCTTCCTGTCCAGCTTCTTCTTCAGGAAAGAATGCTTCAATATCTTCGATATCCAACGCAATCAAATAGCGACGTAAAATCTCTTTATCATCCAATCCTTGCCCACGAAGATCAAGCAGTGCCTTAGCCTTAAGCAATCTCTGAACCATCGTGGTAGCATTTGGATCAGAAACTGGCTCAATATCAAAATCACTACTAGAAAAATCAGATTGAACTATCGCCTGAACATTATCAAGAACCAAACCGTAAGTCATTTGATCAAGATATAATGCATTCAATCGCTTGATCTTTTTAAATTCTTTGTATTGCGAACGATGGATGCGTTTATGAACTGCAGAATAAACCTGAAGGCCTTGTTCTATCAAAGCTAAGACTGATTCCGCTGGTACGTTTGCTCCTGGAGAATTACCAGCCAAAATATCGGTCATGCCAGCAAGTTCTTTACCAGCCTCGACAAGCATACCAAGGAGTTGGAAAAGTACTGTACTTGGCTCACGAACTGGCATTGGAAAAACATTCTTGCGAAGATCATCCCCAGTTACATCAACTGGTTTCCATTCACCAGATTTCAGCTGAATTGACTTACCACGACCAAGACGAAGACCTCTACCTAAGAAGCCTGATTGACGATTGTAATTTGTACCAGCGTCGATGGTTTGATTAAGAAGTGTGTTTATAGCAGAGTTAGTGCTCATCAACAAGCTACCAAAACCCATACCATAGAAGCCACCATCAACAGATGGCATAAACAAATATCGAGTAAAGTATTGCTCTGGAATGATCTTAACTATTGCACCGTTAGGATCTTGAATGCCATCAGCAGTGTTGGTGCGGATAACTCCATCAGAAGCCCATCTTGGTGATATACGAACCAACTTTTGCGTAGCTTCATGGATAGTTACTATATAAGGTTCTTGATAACCATCATTATCAAGATCATACCAACGATGTTGTTCCAAGAAGAGGTGTGGAGTTTCATCATCGATATCGCTAGTCTTGTCAGACACGGCTTGACCAAGTTCTGCAATATCAAACCTGATGAATGTACCAGAAGTGATTCGTTCAACGATTTCGTTATGATACAAATAGATTTTATGTGTAACTCGTGGAGCCCGTTCAAGAGATTCTGCAAAATAATTTACAACTAAATCATCAGCAAAAACCAAACTTGATACGTTCTTTCGTTCAATGGAATCAAAGTAACTCTTTTTGAAAGCACAACCAATTGCAGGCAACGTAAAAAGAAGTTGATCTACTCCTTCTTCCCAACCATCCATGTGGGATAAAAGCTGGAATGACATAAATTCACTAATCCGTTGAGACTTTTTAAGTTTCTCACCATCAGGATCAGTTCCAATTACCTTACCACGAACGACATTATTACCTTTGATCAGCTCTGGATATGCCCGACTTGCAAACTGCATACAGGCATTAATGATTAACGGATACTTAACGTTGGCAACTACTTCACCTGCGTAAGTTTTCTTCTTTACCTGAAGCTTAGCAAGGTCAATAATTTGTGCATTTAGTTCTAACCATTCAGTTCGACTAGCTAAATCAATCTTATATCCTTCAAGAGACTTGGTAGTTAAATCTGCTATAACATCCTTAGACTGCCTATCAGCTATATTAGTTACAAGCACTAACGCTTCAGCACGTAGAACTTCCTTGACTATTAATGCTTCAGTAATTGCATCATTAGATTGGTTTTGTTCAGCAATGATCTCTTCTACTGGCTGCTCAGATGCCCATACTGGAACATTACCAGCTATACTAACTTGTTCTTCATCCGGAAGATTATAATCCGCCAGGGTAGGCAGCGCCGCTGTTTGAGATGGATTAACTAATTCCTCTACAGGAAATTGATATGTATTTGGAGCCATTAGTTAATATCCTGAATAGCATTATTTACTACAACCACATTAGGCCACTTGTCCTGTATTTGTTCTATAGAATTACTTTCATTCATTGTAGGAAATTCTTTATAAAGTTCTTTACACATTTCACAGCCAACCGCTGATTTGGTAAGAAAGTTATTACAAAGAACATGATGAGCTGTTATTGACATGTTAATATCCAGTTACGTAATTAGTTTCAGATTCATTGTAAATTTCGCTTGCTTCCCAAGCCTCAAACTCCCAATATGGTTTGGCGATTGCACGATCAAGTCCAGACATTACCAAATACCTCATACAGTCCATAAGATGGTCTCGATCTTTTACAATCTGCCCATTCTCATCTCGACGATAAATACGGAACTCTGAAAACCAATTAACTAGAGACTTGAATACTTTGAGTCTGTTGGTCGCTAACATTTGCCAAACTTTATAAAGACCAGATTCAATAGACTTGTTTGCATTAGTAATGTCAAGCCCAAGTCCCATGTAGATTTCAAATAACTGGCGACCGTCTTCTTGACTACGGCCGTGAGCAGCCAGTAGAAGAGATTCTTGCTGAACAAAATCAATCCAATGATGCAATTACTGAAACCTTAATTGTCAAGGAAGTTCTTCGCGCTGAAGCGTTAGTGTTGGTAACTAATATTGCTGATCGGCAGTCTAAGGATGTTATAGCAGATTTAACTACCAAGTCTCTAGTTAATTGGTTTTCAGAGTTCCGTATTTATCGTCGAGATGAGAATGGGCAGATTGTAAAA